CTTCCATACTTTGTGTTTTGATTTTGTTACAGATCCTGATGTAGAATCTACACCTGCAATTGCAAGTCTATCTCCGGTACAAGATGTACAAAATTCCTCTTTAACTTCATCTTTCTTGATAGTCATCCTTACACTTTATATTATTCAAGATGATTTTACTTCTTTTTACCACCTTTCTTCTTTCTCTTAGAGATGGGTTGATCGAGTTCTTTCTCTAGTTTGACCAACATCTTTGAATAGAATTGTTCGAAGGTAGTCAAATCATTCAACCATATCTGTTTCTCAGAAGTTTTCTTCAAAGTATTGATATTCTTTGTTAACCGATCAATCTCTTTCTGAATTTCACCAATCTTATTCTTGGTGAAACTACGCATATGCATCTTTAGGAGATAATCATAACCAGTTTCACGTTTTCCGTCGTCTTCTTGATCATCCTGATCGTCATCCTCACTCTGTTTCTTGTTATACTTGTAATAATCAGCCTTTTCCATATCTGTAATTACATCCTTTTCATCGCGTTGGAAAATGATCAAGTCCTTATTAATAATCTCACTAATAAATCTCTTGCGATTTTCGTTCAGTGTAAGATCATTGATCCAGTCTTTCAACAATCGTGCTTTACGTTTTACAGTGTATTCGTATTTAACGCGGCAGAATTGATCGATGATCTCATCTACACTGTTAAATTTTTGCAGACGATGATCTTCATTGAACAATACCATGTTACTAGTTCTTACAGGTTTTGACATTTTAAGCATTTTTTCAGTGCATTCGATACCGTTAGCTTCATCAATCTCGAAGTATATTTCAGATACGGTATAGTTAATGCGGAAAGACTTGATCTTCTTTTCTGATTTTAGATCTTGCAATAACGATTCAAAGTCCTCTGTCCACATACCAATTGGAAGTTCATTAACAGCAATCGTATCTTCATCTATACGTTCAAGAACACCGTGTGTCATAAACTTATCATGCTCAATCTGCTCGATAACTCCCTTAAATCCGCGATACCATGGAACCAAATCAGGAAACAAACTATTTCCTTCTTCGTCTCCAGCACATCCATCATTCTCTAACCAAATCTTGATACATTTGATAATATCAAGAGGGTTAAAACTTGGCATAGTTGAAGACCATCCTGTACCAATAGCTGCCTTACAAGGATTTGCCAAAACCATTGGAAGACATGGAACATAGAACTCTGGTTCTACAACTACACCATCATCGATAATACGATTCAAAAGACAATCATCTGCCTCGTGAAAAATGAGACGAGTGATTTCTTCAAGATGTGTCTCTACATATCTCGCAGAAGCTGAATCTTTTCCACCCTGAAGGCGTGATCCCATTTCTCCGGATCTTGCCAATATAGGTAAATTATTTCCACCAGTGTAACAAGATGCCATACCCTTAATAGTATCTTGTAGACTTACTTCGCCGTGATGGTATTTTGTATGTTCTGTAATATATCCAGCCAGGGAAGCAACCTTAACGTCAGACTTCAACTTTCTCTTCAAACAACCATACAATACTTTTCTTTGCGATTGTTTTAATCCATCCATCAAGTTTGGAATATTTCTTTCACAATCAGCAATACTAAACTGGATCATATAATGGTTGAGAAAATCAGAGAATGACATTTGTGTGATGCCCTTCCCATTATCAAAATCCTTATATCCCATAGGATCATAATCAGAAAGCCATCGTTTCCTTTTATCCGAAAGACCCTTTTCATTATGGAATACTTTAATCATATCCGTATCCATATCATCGTTAGGAATAAACTCAATCATTTTTTGTCCAAACGTTTCCTTGACTTCTGTTCGACTTGATGTACCCAATCCCTTGTAATACTTTGTCTTGTATCGATGATTGTTAGTTTTCATAAACTCATTGTACTCTCTCTCGTCAAAAAATACCTTGTTTTTTAATGAAGGTATCTTGGCGATAGGAGTACTCATATGAACAACAAACGATTTCTCTCGCTGGAATAAAGTTGGGAATAAAGTATGAATACAATTCAAAGCAAGACCTAAGATATGAAGACCGTCTACATCTGCATCTGTCAGAGTCATTAAAGTTCCATATCTCAATGTGCGGAACTCCTTTTCATCTGTATAATCAACACCATATCTTAATCCCAAAGCATTGATAAGATCAGTAATGACCTTATTTTCAGTGATTTGTTTTACCTTAGCCTTTCTCACATTGAGAATCTTACCACGCAACGGATAAATCCCAAAATAGTCACGACCTTCTTTACCATAGACGCCAATATCGATCCCAGTTGTTGCGTAAGTTTTGGCCGAATCTCCCTCGCAGATAATCAAGATACATTCGTGTGAATGTTTGGTACCTTCATAGTTTGCTGATGTGAGTTTTTCAACCTTTGTATATCCGCGTTTCTTTGTTGTAGACTTCTTTAGCTGAGAAAGTTCACGAGTATTGATGATGTCCTCGATCATGTCATTGGTTTCCCATTTCATAACTTCACATACGTTAGTTTGAGGAAAATTTGCAGTTACTTCAGGGCCTTCCAGCTTTGTCTTACTTTGACTTTCATATTCTGGATTTGGAACAGTTACAGATACGAAGAGATAAAAGAATTGCTTTACATCTTTAATATTTATGTGCGGTCGAGTTGCTGTTGGTTTACCCTTCTTAATTGTTGTATTCTTCTTATTAATCTTGTCAACAATAGGTCGAAAAATTGCTTCACTCCATGCATCAATATGAATACCATCATTAGGAGTATAAGCACCATTTACAAAAGAAATAGTGTGATGAGTTCCTTCATAATTTGGTAGTAAAACGACCTCATATGATTTTTTCTTAATGTGAATCAAATCTTCCGATGGTTCATTGATATACATCTCGGCATAATCAAGAAGATTATCGACAGGAATTTGCTCCCCATTAAGATATACAGGAATTCGTGTTGTCATTGCTACATCAATAACATACTTGTATAAAAGACTAAGTACATCATCAGTGTATCCTTTCATACCAAACCTCTTAAAATCTGGCACCCATTTGATACACGTATATCCTGATTTGGACTTACAAGATGTAATTTTTGGGTCTTCAGCCTCACGCATATTGTTTGTCCAAGTTTGAGAAAACTTCTTACTCATTTGAGGATCAACACCTTCAACAGTAAACTGTTTCGAAAAGATATTGCATAACTTAATTCCTAACCCGTTCCGGCCCGTTCCCTCTCTATCCTCGCCGTCATTATAGTTTTCACCAGTTCGAAAGTGTCCAAATATCATTGTATGAACGTATCGATCTTTGTTTTTCTTTTCGATAGGAATACTTCTACCATCATTCCATATACTTGTTAGTCCAGTTTCTATGTCAAAGTCAACCTTAATTTTTGTACACGGTGTCTTGTTTTTGATACTTCTTGGAACATTGTCTGCTGCATTGGAAAGCACTTCCATAAATACTTTTGCAAAAGCTTCTGCAACCTCTATCTCTTCAGGACTAATCTTGAATCCTGTATCTGTTTCAATTGCTATATATTTAACCAATTTCTTTTTCCTTAGTGTACCAACATACATGTCAGGACGAGATAAAACGAATCCAATCTCATCATCTTCCATAGACTGATATATATCAGCGCGTTTCGACTTTGTTTGCTCTTGCATCTGTGTTGTTTTTTTAAGAGGAAACTTCCTCTTAAAATTCAATTTGGATTGAAAAATATTGCATAGTATAAATCATGATTAATATAGCAGAGTTTGTAGCTAAAATCATTATTCTCATTGCTACATATTATATCACATTAGAGTATGTATTTACATGTGAAATTCAAACATGGGTAGGAAGTCTTACACTCATTATTTGTTTTATTGCTATTACAGTGTTGTATATGGTATTTAGAGCAAATAAGCTTAGACCGTGTAGAAGTTGCGGTAATAATACTTATACTTGATTTATCTTCGATTTACGTTTTGTCATTTCCCATGTACTTCCAATTAAAGGTACTTGGTTATTAAACCGATCATTTATCTTAGCAAGATGTTCGTTAACATACGCTTTAATCTGTAGCAAACTTTTCAATAAATCAATCAACCCAGATTTTGTAGTCATATACATCATACGATTGATTATATCTGTTGATACTTGAGAAAACATGTCAAGCATTTGATGAATCTCAGTATCCTTTTCCATTTTCTTCTGTCTCTTTTTTAGACAGAAGATCCAATCTTTCTCTGTTATTTCGTTAAGTAGATACTTGAGGCCAAGATCAATATTATCTGAGATATGTTGAATTAACGTGTGACATGATATAACAGTTTCAACACTTTTTTGTTTCAATGAGAATGATTTGATATGGTTATCTATTCTATCAATATAAGGCAACCCATTTATACATTACTTCTATTGTTATTCCTTTGCCATTCAACCATGTGAGGATTGTGAAACCATTCACTGCTAACCTTTTTACCTGTATTCCAATCGAATCTCGTACCGCATTTCGTACAAAACATTTGCGCGCATCCAGATGTTCTGTGTATTGGAACTCTGCATTCTGGGTATGGTTTTGAGTCCTTTTTGATCAATTTAACAGAATCTACATCGTCCTGTTTGTATGCATGATTTTCTATTTTTTGAGTGTGACATTTTCCACAAACAGTGATACTACATAGACCGCATTTTTACTCTCTCCTTTAACAAATCCTCTGCATTCTGTTTTTTGGGAATGGACACGTAATTTTTACCTTTGTATTAATCTCTTTAGTTTCATTCACCTCTATATCTTCGTATTCTTTTTCTGGTCTAGCTCGAAGTTCCTTAATTTTTACTTGTATCATTTTCAGTCTCTTCTTGTTTTAACTAGTTTATTTCCACCTTAACAGTTCTTTCAGTTTTGGTACGCTCTACTAGTACATGTGTTGCTGGTAACAAGCTCTTCTCAGTCTCTAGATAGAATTTTACACGATGATCACGGTGCTTATTATTGTGAAATGTTTTTGGTGTTATTTTACTCAAAAACTCCAATGACCATTCCTTAGCACAAAACACGCATTTAGACATGTCACTAGACAATCCAAGAAGATACTCTCTCACACAAGATAAACAGCAAATGTCCTCGCAATAAGGACATGTTATTCTTTTTCTTTGAGCTTTGTTTAGTCTTTCAGTACAGATTGAACAGTCAGATGACATTCTTTAATTTTTAAGCTCGAATTAAGCTTAAAAATTATTTTAAGTATTAACCAGTCAATGCATTGGTAAAAGAGCAGTGAAGCCAGTCATAACTTCGCCATCATTTGTGTACTTATATCCCAGTACTTTAATGTTATAATTGTTTTCTCTTCCGTTGATATTGTAAGCAGTAATATTCTTAGGGTTTATGTAAGAATACAACACACATTTTAAAGGTTGACCGGGAGAAGTCGTATAACCTACATTATACTTATTTTCATGCCAATTTTGTACTATGTCGAATACTTCTGGCATAGAACTTGTATTTTGAGCTAAATATACATTTCTATCAGATATTAACGGGTTTTTGAAGAAATATGGTATTCTTATATTTGGCACAACATTATCGTGAAGTATGTGCTGTTCTGTCATCTTTTCTTCAATCCATTTACGTATAGAATCACCTCCGAACAATATTACTTGATACTGGTAATAATCAAAATCTGTTATATCCATGTAATAGTTTTCAATCATATTATGAGTATAATAATTCAGAATCTTCTTCTTTTCTCTTACTAATCCAAGTCTCAATACGTATAGTAATCGTTTTAATCCTTCATCTGTTTTTACTACAAGTCTACCGTCATTCATTAATCCACTATCAGTTGAGAACATTTTTGGAACATCCCCGTATTCAAATTCAGGTTGTATAGATAACTTTTGTTCTGCAAAATTATTCAGCACTGTATCATCAATATTTCCAATATCATTATCATGAAGATAGTTAGAAAATAGCCAAAATACATATTCTACCATATATCTAGCCATTTTCTTATTATGGTTAAATACGTTAAGAGCAGATACACTACTTTGATTCAATACCATCTTATTGGTTTTTGACAACCCAGATATCTCACTCATATCATTTATAGGTATTGTTACTAATACATTACCAACTTGGCATATTAATTCTTTTGCTATACCCTGTACAACGGTTTGTTGTAACAATGTCATTGACATGTTTTTTATCATATCTTGAGCAACAGTATAATCTAATTTTTGTAAATCATTCTTCCTAACTTCCTTTACTGACATAGGAGGAGTCGGAGAAAGTATTAAAGAAACTTCTTTACCTTTATATTTACAATAGAGCATTCTACATTTACCACTAGGATCTATTACTTGCGATGTTATGGTTACACCTGAAAGAGGAAACTCTGTTTCTTGTATAATTCGATTGGGTTGATATGCCTTTTTAATTTTATTAAACATCTTGTTCATTTTGATAGACACACTTTCGTTAGCATTATACACATATAATGATTCTTTTTCAGATACCTTTTTTATGATTAATTCACATTGTGGATAATCAGCCATGTTAGATATTGCACCCGTATGTTCAAATACGAATATGCATGGGTTATTATTCTTAAATTTCAGATAGGATTGTGAAAATCTAGGTAAAGACATTTCCCCGCCTTCTACATCTCTAGTAAATAGAAATATATTACATTTATACTTCTCTTGTAGTAGAGCTATAAATAATTTAGGGTCAAGATAGAATTCCGGGTCTGCTACATATTTTTGAATTTCTTCGGTTGTACTATCATATATCTCTTGACGGCATATACCAGTTCCCGCTAATCTAATCAAATTCTCTCTTTCACGTTTAACTATTTCTCTGCGTTCGTCTGGATTATTTGGATCGTTTTCAAATTCTCCAATACTCAGAGCATCTAGAACACATTCTAGAAAGCTACTTTTTGATCTGGACATTCCTGTTCTGTAATATACACCCAAAGGATCTATCACCTGAAAGAATCTTGTTATATTATCTGGAAGTGTTCCTGGTTGTTTAATATTAACAAATTTTCTAGTAGTAATAAGGTTTTGACCACCTGAATCTTTTTCTAATACTTCTTCATCCCTAAAATATTTTGTATACTTCTTACCATCTTGTTTTTGATTATCTATAAAACAACAAGGCAAATATGGTAATTTATCTTTACTTGGAAATGGATTATTTTTCAACCCTGGATATGGATGATTAGGATGTTCTGTACATACCAGATATTGTGGAGTCATATATTCATTATTCTTTGGGAATAACATATATTGCCCCTTTCCTGATCTTTCAATTTCCTCAGCTTCATTTTTACTAACAACTCGAGGTTTATTATTACAATCAAATTTGACTACTTTTTGACCACCTATTTCAGCTTTAAATAATTCTGGAGGAGAAACATCCTTAAATCTTATTGTGCGATCTGCTTGTTTTAGTTTAGATGGTTTTTCTAAAGCAAAATCTGGTATATACTTTCTGTATTCTTGTACTATATTGGTATATTCGGAGTTGTATAATACAAATAACTTAGAGATAATATTTTGAAAATCAAGAACGACTTCTATATTTTTAGACGTAGATACATGGATACGAAGGTATCTTCTTCCCATAGGAAAAATATCGTGAGGTTTATCCACAATTTCATCACTCTTTTCGCGAAACTTTTCTATTATATTAGCAGTAACTAATCCGTGTTCCTTGTGCTTAAACTTAATAATGATTTCAGAACGTTTCTTAGTCAATTTTTCATGTTCATCTATAGCGAGAAAATTGGAGAATATTGGATTATTCATGATGAGATCACCAAATACGTGTTTATTCAAGCTCTGACCAGGAATATAGAATATACCTTTTACGTCATCTTCTGTTTCATCTAAAATAGGTATATCTCCTAAAACTGCGAATATTCGTTTTACATAATCTTTCTTATTGATGTTCAGTCTGGACGGCTTAACGTTGATATTTAGAATGGTTTTCTCATCTTTCTCTTCTTTCTTTATAAACGCGTAAGCATAGTAATCATCATTCATTTCCTTTGGAACTAAACGTTGAAGAACTCGTAACATAATCATGCTATCACTGGATTCATCCCAATTTGGAAATGGAGTAAACTCTTTAATAATCTTATAGTACTGATTATACGATGCGAATGGTACTGTATTATTTAACTGTAACCGATTAAATATCTCCATCAATGATATATCTTGTATATTTAACGTTAGATCGAACGATGCTTTTTCTACTTCAAACTCTGTATGATAAACACCATCTTTAACTTGTTTGAATGATTCAAACAATGTAATTTCTTCTTTAACACCACTCACTAATGTTCTTATTTCTTTCTCTAGATTCTTTTTGACTTCATCCTTATTAGCACGTAAAAATGACTTTACACTAAACGATTCTCCCAGAATTTCGGTAGCTTCTTGGTCAGAAATTAGAAACATTACTTCTAGTTTGACACTATCTAATAATTTAGGTAATTCTGTATTATAAGCTAACCATACTTCTAATATATCTTCTTTCATTTTCAGCTTGGAATTCATAAGAGGTAATATACGAGTATAAAGAGGACTAAATTCCGTATTATTAGAATAATTCTTAATAATACTTAGAATATCTATCACTCTAACTTCATAATCATCTGGTGATAATTTCAACTCTGTTTCGAAATGAAGATATTTGGGAAGTGACGAGAACCCTGCAGCTATTCTTTCCTTGACAGTGTTAATATCATCCATAAGATATATAGGAAATTGAGTTCCATTAACTTTAACCATAGCTTATTTCTTTCTTATATACAAGTTTTTAGAAATAAGTTACAAACTTTGAGCAAATGTAGCTATTGCTTTTGCGGTTCTATCACCATCATGTGTTTTAACATATTTTCCATCTTTATTATACCCTAAAACTATAGGTACTCCTTCATAATTTGGTATAAAAGATGATAGTCTTTCATTTAACTGTTTCTCGTTCTGATTACCATCTATTAATATAGTAGCCATAAATACTTTATCCCCTAAAGCTTTAGCAAACTTATGATATTCGGGTTTCATTTGTGTGCAATATCCGCAAAATGTACCTTGTAACATTATACAAGTAGGTCTTCCTCCAGTATTCACTACAAGATTACCTTCATGGTCGAAATCTTCGTTTTCCAGATAAGCCACACTTCCGTCATCAAAATGTTCCATTTTATTAATATACATGTTTATTTTAAATTACTTTATCGTAATACATATAGTATATCTCTATAGGGCTTTCTTGACAATGCTCATCATTTGATATCCTCTCTATCTGACGATCTATCTCTGTTTTTAAAGAAGTTAACCTAGTTGGGTTTTTGTTCTTACCATCTTTACCTTTATACTTATCTGGATTGAATCTTATCCATATCCATTTAGCCACAAATCCCATATAAGCATCATTGTATCGATTTTCTTCGTCTTGTTGAGAATAGTACTTATGTTGATGTTCATCTGTTTCTATACATAACAATGTGTTACCGATTAACTTGCGATGATCTATCCTTCTTCTTATAGTACATCACAATCTGGCGTATATAAAGGTTTATCATGTTGGAAATCTTCATAATTAGCGTTGATAAAGTCCCTACATGTTACACAACATGTAGGGATTTTATCTTCGGTATACCCAAAACTAGGACGACACCTCCCACACTCACACTTCTTATCTTTTATATTTATCATGCCATCTTTTTACATAATACACAACATGTAGGTCTAATATCTCCTTTATTTCCTAATGTAGGTTGAGAATTACCACACTTGCATTTCTTATTCTTTATATCTATCATATTTTCTTCTTTACATAAAGCACAACAAGAAGGAGATTTATCTTCAGTCAGACCGAATATAGGTTGGGCTTTGCCGCATTTACATTTAGCACTCATAATGTCTATCATATCATCAGTTTTACATACTTTGCAACATGAAGGTTTGGTGTCTTTTATTCCAAAAACAGGTTTAGATTTCCCACATTTGCATCTAGATTTAACTATATCTTCCTTCTTACACTTTAAACAATACATTGGTCGTTCATCTTGAAAATATCCAAAAATAGGACGACACCTTCCACACGTACACTTTCTATTACAAATATCAACCATATCATCTTCTTTACATTTTTTACAATACGTTGCTGATCTATCATTTAGATATCCATAACTAGCTCGTTTTCTACAATTATCATGTTCACATAAATATCCCATGTTGTTAGTTTGTAAACTGTTCTCATACCTTCTTGTTTATGTTCTTTACACATTATAGGTTTTTGAAAGTAAAATCCATAACTAGCTCGTTTTCTACAATTATCATGTTCACATAAATATACCATGTTGTTAGTTTGTAAACTAACAACATCATTTTATATCAATTTATTTTTTATATTTTACTTAAAAGATACACATTTTAAGCATAAATGGCTATAACGTTTCGTTCTAAAACAGGGGACGCTTATGTACTCAAAATATTGTGCGAACTATTACAAAACAATATTCGCAAAGCTTGTTTTGAATTATCAGCAGATGGTATAAAGCTATGTATGGCTGATAGTTATCATCAAATCCTTATTAATCTTGATCTACAGAGTGAGAACTTCTCTGTCTATAAATTTAAACAAGAAACAAGATACATAGGTATTAATATGATACATCTTCATAAAATGTTGAAGACTATTAAGAAAAAGGATTCAATAACTCTATTTATTGATGATGATGAACCTAATGATTTATGGATTAAGGTATTCCCTAAAGAAAATAACGGTAGAGTAACAGAATCATCTGTTAAAATTCAATCCATGCAATATATAGATACAGAATTTCCCACAGGATATGGAAAACCAGTTATTGTACCTTCGGCTGAATATCAAAAGATGACAAAGGAGATTAACAATGTTGGTTCAGTTCTTACTGTTTATTCAAAGGGGTTTTTCATTAAATTCTTATCTGATCCTAGTAGTGCTTATAAGAAAAACGTTACTTTAGGAGAAATAGAAGATGATTCTGAAGATGAGGACATTCAAGAAGATAACAATGAAGAATATAGACAAGAGTTTAAAACAGAAATGCTTAACAGAATAGCTAAAATATCTGGATTAAGTACTAATATGCAAATCTTTCCAAGAGAAGGTCTTCCTTTATTGTTTAAATCATCTGTAGGAAGTTTAGGGAAGATATCTATCTATGTAAAATCGAAAGAACAGATTGAAGCTGAAGATCATGCCGTTGAAGAATCAGATTATGATTCTGAAACAGAAACTGAAGTAGAGCAACCTGTTAAAAATAATCGTGTAAAGAAATAGATTGAGATAGATAAAAGCGTGATGATTATTGACAAATCAATATTATGGTCTATTATAACTATTACTGTATCATTTTTTATATGTTTTGTAGTAATGACCCTATCTAAATTTAGTTGTGTGACTTATATGAATAATAAAGGTAAGACAGTGGTGGATTATTCTAAGATATCGCTAATATCTGTTATAGTTTCTATTTGTCTAGGAATGACAGTGTTTATGTTTATGCTTAGTAAAGAAGATAAATCTCTTGATACAAGATTGGAATTATCAGACATACAACTTCCAAAACCATTCACTTCATCGCCTGTATTTGTCTCCGCAGACACTTGGACAAATCCTATTTAATGAATATTTATAACATTATGTATAATGTTATAAATAAAATATGAAGATTAAGAAGATAGCTTATCACACACCTCAAATAGATGTCAGAGGATCTTGTACAGCTCTATATGATTATGCTGTACATATGAGAAAATTTTACAACATAACAGGTATTATTATTTCTCCAAAAATAGCAAATCACGATGAACTAGCTATTTCAAAGTTTTCTAATTCGTTTCCTATACACTTTTACAGCAATGATATGATATGTGAAATTGATCAAATTATAGAACAAGAAGATTGTAATTATTTATATTGTATTAAATACGGAACAGACGATGGGGTATATTCAAGTATAGTTCCTACGGGTGTTCATTGTGTGTTTGATATGTCACAACCTCATGGAGATATCTATGTAGCAGTTTCATCAACATTAGCAGAAAAGTTGGGAAATGTTGGTAATTTTGTTCCTCATATGATCTCGTTAAAACCGTCGTTAACGAAGGAAAACATGAGATCTTGTTTAGGTATTCCTAATAATGCCGTAGTATTTGGAAGACATGGTGGTACTGATACTTTTGATCTACACTTTGTGAGAGATGTTATCTCTATAATAGTACAACGAAATGATAACATTTATTTCGTTTTTGTTAATACTCCAGTATTTGTCGATCATCCTCAAGTCATATTCTTAGACAAGATTATAGATAACGATATCAAGAATAAGTTTATCAATACATGCGACGCTCATATAGAAGCAGGATCTCTCGGTCACAGTTTTGGTCTTTCATGTGGAGAATTTGCGATTAATGGTAAGCAGATAATCACATATGAGTCTGCATCTTTATGGAATAGGGCGCACCTAGATATTCTTGGTGATGATGCTATCATTTTTCGAAATGCACAAGATTTTTATGATATCATCACTGGCTTTATACCTCGCGAATTAACTAGTAATCCTTACAGAGAATATCTTCCCAAAGAAGTGACAAAACAATTTTATAATACGTTCATAAAACCTTGTGAGTCATAAAAGATATGTTTCATATGGATGATAAGACCACAAACATTACGAGATACGTTTCGTTTGTTTTCCTAGGAGTCGCAGTCATACTTTTTACTATTACTTACAATTTTAAGGAGATATTCTCATCGGGGTTACCGATACTAGGAGCCTATTTATTCTCGTGGATGGTGTTTACTGTGTTGTTATATTTGATATATTTCTATCAACGCCGTAAAAATACTTGAAATCAAAATACAGATGCAAAGTACAAAGTACAACAAAAAAATATGTCGCACACACAATTTTTGTGTGTTGAGATATTTTTTTGTCTTTCAGGTTGTTTCTGGTCAAAAAATGAATTTTATGATTCAAGAAATACTTGAATCATTCAAGTAAGATTTGAAATGATTTGAAATCTCTTGAATCATGGTCTAAAATGTCTTGTATTATTATAAAATGAAGTGTCAATATTGTGATAGTACATTTACAACTAAAAGCAACTTATTAATGCATCAAAGAAGAGCTAAGTATTGTCTTAAACGACGAAATATAAATGAAACAGCTTATCAATGTGAATATTGTAAGAAGTTTTATTCATCTCTCGAGAGTTTACAATCACATAAAACTACATGTTCTGGATATGTCAACAAATTAGAAGAAGAGAATGTTAAAGTACTCACTTACAAACAGCAAATTAAATCACAACAAGAGATTATCCAAAAACTTGAGACACTTGTTGAGCAATTACAAAATAAATTGGAAAATATAGCTATTCGTGGTGTAGAAAAATCTACTACTATAAACAACACACAATACATTAACTTACTCCCACTCACAGAAGATCATATGAAAACATGTGTCAATAATCTTACTTTAGATCATATCAAAGATGGTCCTCTTGGATATGCTAAATACGCATTGGAATATCCTTTTAAAGATCGGCTACAATGTTCAGACTACTCTAGAAAAAAGATTAGATACAAATGCGATGAGGATACTTTAGTAACAGATCCTCAAATGACAAAGTTAGTTCCTAAGTTTTTTAAATGTATTGAGGAACAGAATGACACTCTTATATCTGAATGTATATCTGAAATACGAGAAAAGATAGATAAACTATACGAAGAAGCTGATGATGAAATAGATGGTTGGGCATTAGAAGACTTAGAATTAGAACAGACAAAGCTAAATACACTATTATCATTCATGTTTGATGTAAAGAGGAATGTTAAGAAAACTATTAAGGGAGAAGATACTAATATGAGCATAGACTTTGTCAAACATGTTGTTAATAATATCATGAATTAAGATGTCTCAAATTTGAATATATTAAGGAGGAGAAGTCTGACCATAACCGTAACCAAGTGTAAACCACATTAATGCGTATGCACTAAACGTAGCAATGAAAGTAACGCCTATAGTTATTACTATACTTTTCCAAGTAGTATGAAGTACAACTTCTCGACCATCTTTATCTTTGTATTTATCAAAGTAATCTTTAAACAAGATTGCTAAAACGATGATGATACTGCTTGCTATGGAATTGAGTATAAAAGCTCTCCAAATAGTAGTACTTCTAAATCCTGTATACAATGGTTTTATGTGCATATTCTTTATCTTATGAGATGTTTTTTCCTGTCCATATATAAATGATTGTCGAGACAGCGTGGAAAAAATATAAAGAATCCAAGGAGAGATATGATACAGCTGTCGAAAACGAAAGTTTCGGTAATTGGGTTGGTATCGCCAAACGATCCATGAACACGTCGTTATATATTCTTATCATTTCTATTACATTATCTTTAGTGTTTATACCATTTGCAGTATTCTTTACTATTTACTGTGGCAATAAGAAAGGATGGCCCATAGCATTAATGGTTGTATTGATCATAAGTTTCTTTACACCATATCTTGGATTTTTTACAACTATGTTTATGTTGATATACGGTATTATATGTTACACATCTGATTAACATAATCATTTAAGAATATGATATGAGTTTGCAAATGAGTAGTAACGATCTTGTACAAACTGTTCATATCAAAGAATTTCATCCAGATCTTATTGACCCTAATCCTAAAACAGTTCATACACGCGAGAAAGGGTTTCGTCTTGTAATGATTGGAAAACCTGGTGTGGGTAAATCTAATATGATCAAATATCTTCTTTGGTGTAAGAAGGATCTTATACCTGTAGGGTTAGCTATGAGTGGATCAGAAACTTTGAATCACGACTTCAAAAAGTATTTCCCATCTTTATTCGTGTATAATGATTATGATGAAGAAAGTATCGAAGATGCTATAAAAAGACAACAACTTTCTATCCAACATCTCGATAATGAATGGGCTGCAATTGTTATTGATGATTGTACCAATCGTCCTTCCGAATTAAACTCAGAAACACAACATAAATTATATAAGATTGGTCGACACGCACAACTGTTTTATGTTCTTTCATTACAATATTCTATGGACGTAGATCCTTCAATCCGTACTTGTGTAGATGGAGTATTTATTTTCAGAGAACCAAATCTTAAAAACAGAAGAAGACTTCACGAGAATTATGCTGGTATTATTCCAGACTTTTCTACATTCTGTCAATTACTTGATGATATTACTACAGATTATACAGCTTTATACATTCATAATAAGACTACTTCTAATAAATGGGAAGATTGTGTTTATTATTGTAAAGCTCCTGAAATGGACAAAGAATATCCAGATTTTAAGTTCGGATGTCCTGATTACTGGAAATTTGCGAAAACGAGGTATAACTCCTCCTATACTGATCCTTTGTAAATCCAAAATAATTTTTGTTGATTATATCGATATAAAACAAATATAATCAATGACTGACCCTACCCAAATTCAACCACTTCTTGTCGTAGAAGACAACGTAGAAGACAACAACCAGATGAAAATGGATTCCCTAATCCTCCTGGTACATGGTTTCCAGAGGAACCAGTTTTCTCTGCTAACGTTTATGTTTCTAAAGATACTGTAAACTCTTGACGTGATATATTTGCATCTCAGTTGGGTGAATGTCGTAACACTTTTAAGATGCAATGAAACCGTTTGATGAATTTCTCGATCGTGATGTGGATATCACTGATGTTAATGGTAAGAAAGTTATGAAAAATACTGTCGTAACTAATGAAGATGGTACGAAGAAACACACTATTGAATTCGGAGTTGATCTAGATAAGAAAAAAGATACCAATACGATCTCTAAGAAGAGTGGAAAACTCTAATGTTTGGATTGTTTGCAAGTACATTTGTTGTTGTTGGATTCGGCTCTCGTGCTGACGCGTCATCTTTTGATGGTATTGTTTGGACTATCCAGACAGTTTTGAGTGGGGTGTATACCACTGCTCAAACATATTGTTCAATGTAGATGTTCCTCAAAATAAATTTAGTTTTGTATATCTTAGGATATACAAAATGTTATCATATCAAACTGCTCTAAACGTGTAAAAATTCTTGTCCCAAGAATCTACATCATCATTTGCTTACGGGATGAGTCGTTCATCAGCAAACAATCCAGAACTTCTTGCACATAATACTTTGACAGCTTTATTTGAATCAGCAATGGTATATATATGTGGGGAGCTTCTTGTGTTAGTGAATGACTTCCAGATAATCTCAAGGGTATTATTCCTACAGCTATAGCTTTCTCATTACTATATAGAACGAAATATGGATTTCGACACCGTCCTTTATTGACTTCTGAGTTATTTCGAGTTAATATTAGGTACAGAGATGGTGAAACATCTATTCGTTTTGGAGAAAATGCAACACCTCATGAAGAACCTGTTCCACAAGAAGGACATTGACAATTTTTACACGTACAACCAGGTATTTTGCAAGATGGTTGAACATTTCCACCAGCTACATATTTGTTGTACATGTCAATATCAAATTGAGATCTTTCATTACTATTCCTACACATACAATATTGACCGCAGGTAAAATTGCTAGTATTGTTAAGTGTTGAGTACGAATAAGTACCCATTGGTTTAACTTCTCTATATTGAGCAGACATACTTTATCTTAATATCAATATTATCTCGTTAGATTAATATTATCATCGGATCAGTTAATCCGATGATAATATCCTTTGTATGTATTTGAATGATTTCTAGTACAACATATATTATCACTAATTTGATATTCTGTATCGTATTTATTATCGTCATGTGGAATATATATAGTTTTTTCTCTTCTACTCATACAACATCCCATCTTCTTTATAGATATTCTAATCCCCATAAATAGGAGTTTGTTGTAAATATGACATATCTTCTGGATCATCTATTCCTTGCGTTCTATTAAGTAAATACGAGAGGTGATGAGGGGTAGATATTCTACTTATATCATGCTTTTCTGATTTAGACGTCTTGAATACTATTAAACCAGATACGAAGAATAATGAAACGTTCATCATAATTAGTGATATCAATAATAAATACTTCATCTCTCTTTATTCATGAGGAGGTTAATTATTTCACTTTAATTCTATCTGGATAATCTGATACTATACCGTTAACATTACACCTATTGCATCTATGAATGTCTTCGTAAGTATTAACTGTATATACAAATACTTTAACACCACACTTATTAAATAGCTTTACTCTTGTTAAAGATATATCTGAGTGTCTAAGTATAACAAAATCATAGTTAGAATTTGGGTATAGTATTTCATCATCGTCTTCTACCAGTCCGTATGTACAATCATTGTATTTATTCTTTAATGTTTTTATCAATTCACCGCATATAGACGTAACAAATATATTACGTCTATTTACAGATGATAATAAAGAAGAAAGTAAATTTATATCATAAGGATGTTTTACATCTAGCAATAACTTCGTTTGATCATTTACAGTAGAAAGTACTTCTTCTATTAATGGAACATTATACATATCATATAATTCCTGTGCAGAAAAGTTTGACACACTCACACCATTTATATTATCATCATGAACAGCAACTAATCTGTTATCCTTTGATATACGGACATCTACCTCTATCATATCCACCCCCAGTTCGATAGCTTTTTCCACCGATTGTATCGTATTATCTTGCAGATACCCGCAAGCACCGCGATGGCCGACGATTAGACACATCTGTTTTATATATACGAGATATTATTTAACTCTGTTTATGTACTTCAAATATATCATCCTGCATCTTCTTAATTTCATTATGTGCTTTGGATAGTTTCTTGAGCTTTTTGAATATTCTCTCATGATTCCTCGATCTTCGCGCTATCTTCTTCAACATTTTCCTCTGCAAGATGAAGTTCTTTGTTTAATTCAAGTAGAATATCTTGTTCTGGAAAAGTATGTATTCCATTAATATCTTGTTCTGTATAACCAAAACGTTCGTGCCATTTAGAACCATATATTTCTTTCAAAAGATCTCGTTCATTCTTTTCTAGATATGATATATGCATTCCACTTTTAATCGAATCAATAACATACGCAGCTCCTTCCATCATATCTTCAGGTATAGTCTGAGACTTACCTTCTGCATCTACAAAATCAACAGTATTGTACATTTCTTCACCCATTTTAGCCCATTTTTCCTGTTGTTCTTTTGGAATTTGTTTTCGAGCTTCTCTAATCATAGGGTTATCAAATAGATCGTCATTCATAAGAGAATCTCTATCTTGTTTTTCCTTCCTTCTTTGTTCGATACCGGACTTAATCTTTTGATATCGAGGATCGCTTGGATCAATATTCACACGTTTAGGTGGCATTTTCCTTTATTTCATCTCTTTTTAAATGATATGAAATAAGAATGATCGTTGAATCTATTGTCCTTGTACTAGGAGCATTAAGAATATATTGGTAAATGGCTACACCATTAACCGTTATTAATCGCTGAATAGTTTAGCATATTGTCTGAACAATTTAATTGGATCATTGCTTTTTAGAAGTGCTTCTTTATATTTATGCATTGATATAGAATAACTACGTATAAACTCAGTATATGTATAGTCAGATTTGTTTAATTCTGATATAGCTTTGTTAATAACATCTTTTCTAGTCATATCAGGATTAGCTAGTCTAAGATTAGCATACCAGTATGACCAAGCTGCACAGAATCCTCCGGGATCTCCTTTCATCTTTGATTTTTCATAAGACTGCAAATTTTGGAAAGATATTCTGGGACAAAAATCCAGAGGGTTATAGTAATTTTTAATAAATGTGTTACCCATATGTTTCTTAAACGCGCCTATAATGGTTTTATCAATATTATTACTTTCTTGTGTAGTATACATTTTAGTTCCAAAACCATGAGGTTCAAATCTTTCCATCGTTTTAGTGTTACTATCATATATTAATATATTAGAATGATCTATCTTGTCAGGGCCTATACCTATGGGCATGAGTAAAAACCTCTTACCTTTACATCTCTTTACAGAATCCCAATATCCAATCGGAACATTAACAATATTCTTTGTATAATTAACTTCTATTTGATAAAAACTAAAACTGTAAGTATGTACACCTATGGTTTCTGCCATAACAGCACAATCGTTTTTATATCTTTCCATCAAATATAGAAGTCCTGCTGCTTCTGTTATAGCATTTCCTTTGAATTTAGTTGTTTTAAGCTTTGTCTTACCCTTTGGAAGAATGAAGTTCAAAGATTTATTAGGACGAGATAATATTGATGTATCACCAATTCCAAATACCAATTCCAGATCAGAATAGCTTCCTATAAACGTATTGTTATGGAATATAATAGGATATATCATAGCTTCAGGAGATTTTTTCTGTATTTGCTTTAGAAAAGTTTCCTCGTTTTCTGGTGTTATTAAGATGGTTTTATATTTCTTATGATTTTTACTTAATACCCTCTTAGATCTTTCACAATAAGGACATGATTGTTTTACATACACCAGCCAAAAATCTGACTCTATAATAGGTACATCTGGCTCTAATTCAGCTAAAATTTTCCTACCTATCTTACCTGACTTTAACACACATTTTCCTGAGCTAGGGTTAAGAATCTTTTCATTAGAACATTTCTTATGTTTGAAAGAAACCTTTGCTGGTTTTATAAAATCATCTTGTAGTAACTTTTTACCTATTTTGCCTGTCTTAGACACGCAACGATTACTTGAAGGATTAAGGATTTGATATTCTTTACATTTATTGGAAGATTTAGGAGATCGCTTAGGAGATCGCTTCCCTCGAAGTAAAGCTATTATTTCAGCTTTTCTCATTTTTGAATACCCCTTGTAACCTCTTTCTCTTGCTAATTTTTTAAGTTCAGGAACAGTATACGATTCCATTTATTATACACTAAATAAAGAAATACATTTTACATAGTTTAAAGACACAAGTTTGTCTCGTAAAATGTTTACCTGTGATAGATGTCAAAAATCTTATAATTCAGAAAGACGTTACGGCTCTCATGTTGAGAGATGTGCTCTTAGTGATCTAAATGATGACACGCGTTCTGTAAGATCATCTAGATCTACTGGAAGTAGAAAAAGTAACGCTATAAGCGATGTCGAGAGTGATTATCGAAAAGATTCACGCTTAGATGTCGATAAATTATTACGAGAGAAAACTACACTAAAGACTGACCTGAAAAAATATGCACGTGAATTACAACGAGTAAAAGAATCTTCTAGAAATGAGGTGGAAAAGACTCAAGATTACTTTAATCAACAGATATATGATCTTACAGAAGAGCGTGATCGACTTAATGAAGAAATTGCTGCAGCTCGTGATAATCTCTTTACAGAAAAGGATCATCTTAGAGACGATTTTAATAGAAAACTTACCAATTATAAAGAACAGTTAGAGAAACGGTATTCTTCAACTTGTAGTAAACACGTCAAACGTCTTAATCAAATGGTTGATAAACTTCAACAAAAACTTGATGACCAATTAGAAGAAAAGGATAAAGTAAAAGATGAACTTGAAAAGTATTACACTAATCGTGAAGAAACTTTAAGAAATGAGTTCGAGAGTTTTCAAGAAGAAACCCAAAAGACACGTATGGTTTTTGAGAAAGAACGTGACGAACTTAAACGTATTTCTCAAACGTGCAATATCGAAAAAGACGCATACAAGATGAAATGCGATACTGAAAGAGACCAACAGATACAAAAAGTAATGATTGATAAAAAGACTTCTGTTCAAACTCTAGAAGGTTTAAATCAATCTTTAAGAAAAAGAGTCGAATCATTAGAATCAGAACACGCTAAAGAATCAGATACATTAAAGACATTACATCAGAATACTGTTACAATGAAGGAACATCAAATGAATGAAATGAAGTCCCAATTTAAACGTAGATTAGAAGAGAGTACTAAAAGTCTAGAATCTCAACTTCAATTAGCTAATAATCAAGTCGAAAAAGCTGTATTAGAAACTACTAGAAAACACAAAGACAAACTTAAACAAGAAGAATCTCAACATGAAAAGATTGTTGAAGCGTTAAGGATAGATCATGAAAGAGAGCTTCGTGATATGAATACAGAACTCGCTACATATAGATCTGACGTAGAATATCATAAGAAACATATAGATGATTGTGTTCATCGTAAAGAACAAGATATGATTAGACAATTCCAACATATTACTGAAAAACTAGAAGCTGAGAAAGAGAGTTTACGTCAAAAATTAGAAAGAGATTATGCTGAAGCAATCACATCAAGAGAGCAAAAATTATCCAAACTTCAAGACGAATATAATACAATAGAAGAAGAGTTATTAAAACATAGATTATATACCAAACGCGTTAAACACGATGCGGAACAGATTAAATCTCAATGTGTATCTTCTCTTAACAGGCAAAAGAATGACACTGATAAGATTATTACTGAACGAGAACAACGTATTCAAGAATGTAAAGAAAATTACGAATCGCGTATAGAACATATGAAGAAAGACTTTATAGATAAGATGAACAATGTTACATCTGAATCTGAAAAAGACTTCAATACTGAGAATCTTAAACTAAAGAACGAGGTTAAAAATCTAAATAACTCTATAATAAGACTTAAGAGTGAATTCTTAGTCGCTATGAACGCACAAAAGGAGAAACTCTATCAGAATAACTGAACTAGAATAAAAGATAATGAGATTACAAGACTTTACAGACAGAATGAAAAAACAACGTGAATCTATGCTATCTCAATTTGAAAGAGAAAAACAAGCTAATCCACCTCCAAATTGTCAAAAGGATTTACTAGAACGCGAGAATACTATTGCTAGATACGAAAAGAGAATCACAGAACTTGAGAAACTCCTGAGTGAAACAGTTACTAATATATCACGACATGATACTGTATCTGTACAAGGGAGTGAAACATAATACCTTATCAAAATGAAAATTAAGAACAAGATTTAGTATGAATTAAACATGGAAAATGCTGTTTACAACACTTGTCTTGAAATGCTCGAGCAAAGAGGATATACAAATGTTGAACAAATTGATGAGGATCCTATGATTCTCACGGTCAACAACAAAGAAAATGATAAAGTATGTGTTATCTTTTCAGGTGATATAAAAGTAAAAGTTGGAAGAATTAGACAGTATCTGGGATTTATGGACGAGATTAAGTGTTCTCATGGTATCATTATCCATAACGATACCACGACATCAATGTCTAAAAAGACCGCAGAAGAGTCCCAAGATAAGAGAATAGAATTATTCTCTAATGAAGATCTCGTATTCAATATTACAAAGCATGTGTTAACACCTAAACATACTAGATTGTCAAAAAATGAGTCTAAAGCTTTTAAAGATGTGTATGGAACAAAATTTCCATGTCTTCGCATCGACGATCCTGTATCTAGATTTTATTGCTATGATAAGGGTGATGTCATTGAAATTGAAGGTTTGGACGATATTATCACTTACAGGATTGTTAAGTAATTTTTCTCACACTATTCTAAGTTTTATACCTTATCTTTGGGGTATAAAACTTCTCACATGATTTACTTCGTAAAAACCCAAAATCTATCATTATGTTCGAGAAACGTCAATAATCTTACGTTATATTTCTTAAACATCTCAACAATACCGTTGGTAGAAACATGCTCCCAATCCCACGCCTGTTGAGAATGGTTCTGCCAGAATCTCGTATCATCAAAGATAAATAACGAAGGAGATAATTCTCCGCTTGATAATATCACTTCAAGTTCTTCAAACAATGGAACATTTTTACCATTATTAGATGAATCAGGTCCGCTTTGATGTGCATCAATGAAGAATACAGCACCATCCAAAACTTTAGGAGCAATATCCTTTAACAATTCTACACTATCTCCTAGATAAAAAGATATATTATCTAATCCTTCACAGTGTGCTCTATGTTTACTGTAATTGTGTAAAGCTTCAACTATTTCTGTTGTATATACATGTTCGTAATGTTTTGCAGCCATACAGGACGTTGTACCACGGTATGTACCAGTTTCAACAAAGTGTTTAAGGTCTTTATAAACCTGACGGTTTTGTATCATATCTTGAATCTCATCGAAAGTAAGTGATCCTCCCATCTTCTTTTCTATTATATTGTTACTGTTACTGTTTAAGTAATAATATGAAACCCCTGTGTATATAGCCGAGATGAACTAGGGAGAGTCAGACATCTGCTATCCTTTGATCTCGGATTTATATATTTAAAAATCCGAGATCATTCATCACATTCTGTCCAATACTGACGAATATCGAAATTAATAATATTTAATAGAGTTATTTCAGCGTAATTAAGGTCCTTCAAAGGCACTCCTGTTATTCTACTTATATCACCACCACTAAAATAAACATCATGACAATACTTATCAATAACCCAGAAACAAGCAACAAAATATATCCATACAACATATTTTATCTGTGATATATCATGGGATCCTTTGTAATGATTAATGAAGTACGTAAACATGCCATCTACAGCTTTAGCTAATTCATCTGCTTCTTTATTATCTTTATGTATACAATGATCTAACTTTTTAGCATAATTTATGTATTCATTTTTATGACCATTATATTCAGATAATAACGGGGATTCTTGTTTTGTGGGGATCAACATTACATCAATATCTTCTTCATGAGTTTTACTAATCTTACGCCAAGACCATTTCATGTTTCTTTAACTATATTGACATAACTTTTTAATTTCAGTTTGAATAAATGATCAACGTACATGTATTTGATTCTCAACTTAAAGGGGATTTCAAATCAGAACATATTCCAAATAATACTAAACTACGTCTATTAGTAGTATTGCAAAGAAAGTTAGAAAATCCTTACGCTCGTCATAACCTTAATATTATTATGCAAGATATGAATCATAGTCCAGGAAATACGAATTATCAGATAGAGAATGATATGGATGCTACTGATATTCTTGCATCTATATTATTATCCAAATCATACAAAGATAATGAGAAAGATATGTTTCCTATATTAGAAGAACAACTTGCTGATATCTCTATGGGGCAATGCCAATCTGGGAGAGTGACTCGTTTATTCCAAGTATGGAAAGCTCTTCAAGATTAGACAGTTCTTTGTTTAAATATTATACCACCTCCTTTGTTGTTCCCTCTCTTTTCATCTGTATGAGATAGGAAACATAGTTCAGTTTTACATATTTTATTAGTCATATTGTTAATATTCGATATAACACTATTACCCAAATCACATAGCTGAGATATCCCTGTTTTAGACACAGCATAAGCATGTCGACCATTAGAATGACCAAGATACGTAGAAGGTTTTTTAACAAGTTTCTCCTTACTATGACCTAAAAACAATAACACAAATCCAGCACTTTCATTTAACTCTTGCAATAAGAGTTGTTTGGTTATATTAGGAGAAAATGTGATATCATTCTCTAGAATAATTGCGTAAGGATAATCCTTTTCTTGTAGATATTTCCACAGAGAATAATGAGATAATAACGATGCTAACTCCTCTTTAGAGACTTTATCATTATTAAACTCTTCATACACATCGAGAAATGCTCTAGAATCGGTTTTAACACCGGGCCATACATGTGCGAGTATATCTATATCAGATAACTTTTCTTGAACTTTTTCGCGTTTATCTTTATCTGTGGATATGATCCATACATATTCAAATACTTTGTTGTCTATATCTTGTAATTGAGACGTAGGTATCTTTTTACGATTCTTTATGCGTGAATGATATCTATGTATTAATGGAGATGAATAACATAGTTTATCCCAACCAGGATATAATTGATCTAATATCTTTTCTGGTTTATTAGGAATATTTACATCTACACCATATAGATTGTATGGTTTTAGCGGAAAAATGTCATCTTTTTTGAAGATTTGTATATCATTAAGCCCATCAGTTCCGCGTATGTATATAGAATCTTCACTTTTATCTTTATATGAAAATATATCGATAAATGGCCATGAAAATTTCCATATAGGAGATAAAACACTCTTCTCTGATAGGGGATATATCTTGATAATCTGTGTTGTTATTACATTTGTTTTTTCTATTCCTAAACCAGCTTTCCTAAACTCTTTGTGTAATTTCATCAATTTAATACAATCATCATTATGCATAGCTATATCCACATCGTCATCCCATGGTATTAAACCATTATGTCTAATTACACCAATTAGGTTACCAAATATAAAGAAATATGGCATATTATGTTCTTCAAAAATCTTGTTCATACTTGTAATCATTTGCATTAAGACATCCTTATACTTTTCTCCATGTTTATTTGTATCTTCCCACACATTTTTGAAAGGCTGTTTTGAATATCCTCCAAATATCATTCTACGAAGTATTACTAAAGCAATTATAGCACATATACAAAGTATTATGGCTAATACAATTAAGATCTTCCATACTAGTTTCATTTATATACATCAATATTAATTTACTTCTCGAATAGTACTGTTATTGTCTTCTGAGTTTGGCGTAGAAACTATACCACAATGT